TTCGTGCTCCGCTCGCCATCACGCTTCCTCGGTGTTTGTATCTTGACTGCGGCTCCCACCGAAATTGCCTTTTTCGCGCACGCTGTTGTTACAAGAAGCCGATGGCCCTCGCGATAAGCAGTCGTAACCTGCGATGTCGGTTTCCAGTCGAAGTCTTTTGAGAATTCCACCCAAGGCATGACATCACCCCGTAGCTACGCCGCTTTCGCATGTGAGCGAAATAAACTGGCGGTTTTCTTCGAACTCAATATCTCGGATATTGAAGGCGGTGCCGCGTCGGATGTCGCGTGCTTGCCAACCTGCTGTGATCAGAACGGAATGCTCTGAGACACGAATCCGGATGACTTGGGTATGACGCCCCTGTAAACGACCTGCGAGGACTGTCTCCCCGCCACGAAGCTGAATGAATTCAGCTCGGCAACGGAATTGCTCAACCCATTCGCCCTCATAGTTGCCCGCACCATCGCCGCTTGTTTCCTCACGCTTGTCAAATGCGACCTCGTGAAACAAACTGCCTGTAGCTTTTGCCATGGTTAGACCCCCGGTCTGCGATAAGGCCAGACCAGCATCTGGTAAGCTGGAATATCCTCAATCGTCGGCATTTCTGGCTGCCCTCGATGGCCGTAGAGATATCCTACGTGAATCAGAATAGCCGCCTTCAATGCAGCCGGTAATTCGTTCGGCTCGAATCCACTTTCATAAGTGATTTGAACGGCATCAGGTCGATCAGGAATTTCAGGAAAGCTTTGCGGGAAGAATTGAACGAACGGACCAGTGACATCTGTGTAAAGTTCGTAATCCTGCACATCGAGCGGCTCAAGGTTGCCGTCTGCTCGATATTTCACCGATGTCAACGAATTGACTGGAAAAGGCGTCAGATAAAAGCGCGATGGGAAACAGGACAGATCCTGTCGCCAGCTCTGCTTGACAAGCGCCGTTCCCAATAGCTTTTCCAGATATCCTGTGGCGCTTTTGATAAAACCCTCAATATCCGGATCATCAGAAGTGAAACCCACCGCACCTACGTGCCGTTTGGCTTCATCTAGCGTCACAGGCCGCACACCCGTGACGCCGACACGAACTGGCGCAAGCTGCATATCACTTGCTCTTGTTCTTAGGTGCAGCTGGCTCTGCCTTATTCTGAGCGGCATCACCTTCTGACTTTTGTTCATTTGACGTCACAGCAGGCTCGCCAGAAGCTTTCGTCACGGTAATATCTTCCGCCGATGTTGCCGCAAGCGCTTCTGTCTGGACCGCGCCCGCCTTTTTGGCGTCATTGGTTTGATCGCCAGCCGTACCATCGCTGCCATCTGAATTTGCGCTAGCCGAGCCCGATGGTGCAGATTTGTCGCCGCCATTCGTCCCATCCTGCGACTGGTCAATTGGGGCTGCACTGGAGGATTTTTCGTCCGAGATAGGGCGAAGCACGCCATTACGGACAAGCTGCTTGACGGTGAGTTCGTCCGCATCACGGGTATCACCTTCCTTGTAAAACTTGTCACCGATATGCTCACGAAGAACGTCGAATTTCATGGTCTTTCTCCTTCGGTTCAGGAAACGGGCGGATTGCGCCGCCCGTCGATCTGAGCCGATCAAGATCAGCCGCCACCGCCAGATGCTGGTGTTACGTTGCCGTAAATAAAGCCTTCAGGACGGTAGACTGCGAGCGCCAGGCGCTCCTCACCAAGGATCGTCACCTTGTTGCGAACGAAGTCATCATTCTGGAATCCGACTTCGATACGGCTGGTCCATTGGTCGAAGATCTGAGCGCCAAGTTTGAATGCGCCGGTTAGGAACTTGCCAACCGAGATTGCCTGCGTTTCGACCACCGGAAGGTTCCACAGCGTCGGATTGAGCGACCCTTGCGGATTGCCGATGACGTATCGACCTTCGGTATCTTTGAGCAGCTCGATAGATGCCCAATCGATAGGGTGAAGGACGTGGCCAGTTGCGGGATACTCTGCCAGAGCCGCCTGCAACATGGCGATGCGCAGAACATCAATACCCGTGACCGGTACTGGAGAGGTCAATCCGGCAGGGACAGCGTAAGCCGTGGCCTGTGGAATGATACCTTCCAGATTTTCACCGGTACCGTCACCGTTGAGGATCTGATTTTCTTCGACCAGTTTTAAGCCGTAGATCAGACGCTCATCGATCAGCGAGCGCACCTGAGAGAAATCGCTCAGGATCTGCTTTGATGCACGGAACCAATGAGCAATAACCTTCGTGGAGATGTTCTTATCCGTAAGCTTCAGATCAGACTGAGGCTTAAGGCCACCTTCAGCGACAGGTGCTGCATTGTTGGTGAAACCGGTTTCCTGAACGTACAGGATGTTCGGGCTATCCGTCTGACCAGGCGAAAGCAGATCGCGAACAGTGAGCTTGCGCTGAGGCAGAGCGAGAACGCCCGGCAGGCGGTTCGGAGCGATGGCAGCACCAACGTTACCCGCAGCATCGGCAGTACCAGAGGTGATGTCAGCCTTAATCATGAGGCTGGCAGATGCACCACTACGCGGTGCCGCCTTCATCGCTTCCAGCTCTTCCAGATCCACAAACTGCTGACCCAGAGTTCGCTGCTGCTGCTCGCCAGAACCGTTGCGCGCTGCTTTCTGCTCGATGTCATCAAGGCGCGCCTTGATTTCATTCATACCGGAAAGAGCTTCGTCAGCCTTTTCCTTCAGGCCCTGACTGATATCGCCGGTTTTCTTGGCTTCGCTGAGCGCCTGCTCTGCCAACTCTTTGACTTTGTCGTGCTTGTCAGCAAAGCTCTTTTTCAGGTCTGCGGCGAGTTCTTCAACACCGGCAGACGCGCCAGCGCCAGCGGTTGCCATCATGAAACTGCCTGCTACGCCGTGATCAACGCCGAACAAAACGGCGACGGAGGCGAGCGCAAGGCATGCGAAAATACCGAGCACAAAGACCCGGTTAAAGGTGAACGTTTTCATGGAATGTCTCCGTGAGGAATAAACTTGAGCCTTAGTCGCGCATCAATGCACGAATGAGATCGGCCCTCGGATCTGCCTTTTCGCCCTCTGGCTCGCCCAGAACGGCTTTCGCATAACCAACAGAGGCAATCTGTGTGGCTAGGCTATTGGGAACCCCTACCTCGCGTAGGATGCCCTCAAATTCTTTGATCGGCATGGGATCGCCGTCGCGCAAGCGTCGGACAAATTCTTCCATGCGGTCAGATTTCACAGTCTCAATCAGGGAGCGCTTGTTTGCCGGGTTGTTCACCACAGACACTTCAACCAGCCTGATCTTTTTGAGAATCGTAACGCCGGGGCGCTTTTCGTCTGGCTCAGAACCACCCGCAGGAATGGAGTATCCGATGGATAATCCCCTCACCCGCTTCTTTTTCATCGCGTTGTGAATCCGGAAACCGAACTCGTCTTCGATATCGATCTGGCCTTTGGCTAACAGGCCTTTACCGTCCTCAGCCATTTCCAGCCAATCGCCAATCGGCAACGACCGGGAATCATGCCCGAAATACATCATCGGCATGGTGCCTGATCGGTGATGTTCGACCAGAGTTTCGGCAAAAGCACCCGGCGCTACGATATCGCCGTAGCTGTCCGGAGATCCACCAAACGTGCTGGCATAACCTTCGAAGCTGCCATCATCAGACAGCCCTTTCACCTGAAGGGCGAAATCTTTGGTTTTCATAACGATCAATCCTCAAGTGGCGGACCACCGTTGTGGCCGATCAAATCGTTTTCGGTTTCGGTGATTGGCACGTTCTGCATCTGGATGCGGGGAACGTCGCCACCTTCGACTGGAGGAAGGTTTTCAAGCCTGCGCACTTCATTGATCGTCATCGCGCCGATGGCGGTCATGACCTGATAAAATGCAGAGCGCCCCTTACTATCCCCACGAAGCAAGCCTTCCTGATTGAATTCAATCGCGATGCCCGCCGCCCGATCAGCTGGCGTGAGAAGCTGCTTTTCCAGAGCCTGCTCAATTCGTTTGAAGCGACGCCGCAAAGTGAACTTCTGGAAGCCCAATGTCTGGCTTTCGATGCCGGTGCCGAAACTGGTTGCCTTGGTTGTATGCCCGACCATGTGTGGCGGAACGCCGAAGAACCGGCAAATCTCCTCAACTGAGAAAGTCCTGCTTTCCAGCATCTGGGCATCTTCTGGCGATATCGTCAGTTGTTCCCATGCGGTATCGCCCTCAAGAATGAGCGGCTTGCCAGAGTTTCCCGTTCCCATTTTGGCGGCAAGTTCGTTTTCGGCGATCTTGCGTTGCTCAGGCGAAAGCCACGGCTTGAACTTCAGTACGCCGGTAGGTCGCAGACCATTCCGGAACATCTCTGATGCAGATCGTTCCGCAGATGTCGCCAATCCGAATGAATTGCGCGCAAAGCGCAGCGTCGACATGCCACCGAGAGGATTACCACCGAAGCCGCGAATATGAAGCATATCGCGATCGCTGGAGATGTAGCTCTTTCCTTCTGAACTCCAGCTGTATTGCAGCTCACCGGAAGGCAATCTGCGAACCTGCATATGTGCTGGATTGACGGGGTTGAGGGATACAATCTTGCCATTCAATCTTACTATCTGGGCAAAACCATTGCCGCGAAGCTCAATCGATGCAGCGATGAAATCCCAGAAATCCAACGCTGACTGATCATAGTTTGGGCTAGCGTGCAGAAGACGGTAAAGCGGATGGTCCTTTGCAACCTCGCGGTTTCCTTCCGCATTTGTGCGATAAACCACTAAGGGCAGCGATGAGATCGTGCCGGATATCAGGTTGACGCAAGCCCAGACCGCAGAAAGTGAAAGTGCGCTTGTATCAGTGACGATCTCACCCGAAGCGGAAAGTCCGCTATGTCGAAGATCTTCAAGCGAGGTGTTACGCTTGATTGGCAAGAGCCTGGACACGCCGTCGAACATTTTTTGTAATACGTTCACCCTGCACCTGCCAAGCTATTGAAGTAATCATTCATACCGGTGCCGGTCGCTTCCGGGTTCCAACTCATGAGGATTGCCGCGCACAACATCGCGATATACGGATCGATTTTGGCGCGGCCCGCCGCCTGCTTGGTGGCAAGGTTGCCGTTGCCGTTAACTTCGATTTTGACGTTTCCGACACACCAATTCATGAAAGTGCTACCGTCATGGCTTAGCGTGTCGTCGCTCAGCTTATGCTCTAGCCCCCAGATTGCAGGCGAAAGAGCAGCACCTTGCCGCAATCGGCGAAACATCAAATCGACAATTCCCCGCTGCGCGAGCGCATCAACCAAGGCAGCAATGTTGTTCGGGTCTGCACCGACGCCATCTTTTTCCGGCAAAAGACCAGCACTCATCAGCTTGGCGGCAATATCTGCGATCTTGTTAAGATATTCGGATACCTCACATATCGTGAGCGTACCCTCTTCCACGAAGTCATTGAGATGCGACGCGATATCCTTGCGTGTTTCCAGAACCTTCGGGTGGGCATAGCCGTGGCACCAAACGAGCCACCGCCGCGTTCCCTTCTCACGGCCAATGACACAGATCCCGAACAAATCATCGAGTCCGCCGCCATCGATCCCCATCACCGCCACTTCGGAGCGTCTCATGAGCTCGTCAAGCGTCAGGGTCTTATCGGCGCGATCCTCCCAGTAATCAGTTCCACGCCACCCATCATCAGATATACCGACACCAATTTCGATATTGAGGTGCTGTGATGCCCAGATCTTTACAGCATGATCGCCTTTATCCCGTTCGGAGTTCCAATCAGCTGTAAGGCTTTGTAGATGAACGGATCTGCCAATGTTGGGCATGACAAGCCCCCAATTATCGGGATCCTGCCACTTCGTGCGATCCGCAGCTATTTCCTTGGGAAACTCGTACAACACCGGAAGCATGGGGCGGATAATCTTTCCGGCCATCTGTCCGTCACGAATTCGCCGCGCAAGCTTCAGTTCATCCTTGAAAGCGCCTGCCGGAGCTTCGTCGCTCTGTGTTGTTGTAATGATCAGCAGACCTTCAGGCGTCTTCTCTAATCCGCCTCGGATCTGGCGCATAACTTTCGTGGTGTGAGCATTTCGGCCCAACAGGTGCAGCTCATCAACGAGGGCGAGAATGAGGATTGTGCCCGTCAGAATGTTCACATCAAAGGTTTTCACACTGAGAACAGTGCCGTTCGACAGATCCTCAATCGTCTTGCGGTGGTCTCTCGGGCGAAACCGGCGCTTAAGGTCCGGTGAATTGTCGATCATCCCGACCGACTTTTCATAGGCGTTTTCTGCAATGGCTTGCGTTGGGGCGACAAATAGTGCTTCAGCATTCGGGCGCTTATTCATCAGCATGCCGGTCAGCATCAGTCCGGCAGAGTATGTTGTTTTGGACTGCCCCTTAGGCAGCATTGCAAAGATATCGCGGATGAAGCGGAGCTGTTGTGAAGGGTCCCACGAACCGAACGCAACTTGAACAATTTCACGGAACCACTCGCCACACGCATCTGCCATGCGCGGCATTCCAGGAACATCCGGGAGCTGCAACTCATCAAAAAGCGCCAGCCCCATTTCGGCTTCAGCCGTGATCAGCGGCAGTCTCGGAATGAGAGACTGACCGAGCATGATCTTATCTTCCCAGTCCGGGCAGGATAGATCCCACATATCAGTTCATCTTCCCCTGACGTTCTGCGATCAACCGCCCCATTGCTGACCCCCGATCAGGCTGATTGGCGTCAATAAGCGCTGCCTCTTTTTTGCCGACCTTCGGTTCTTTGGTGGGCTTCGCAGCGGCTTGCGGCTTGATCTTCTGGCCATAGAGCATGAGGTCGTTTCTTTCGACGAGGCGGTCAAAAGCGTTTATTGCCCCCACATTGCCCTTTTCGACCTGCGCCCAAACGATCTGGGCTTTCCGCAAATCCAACTGATCGCGGGCAAGTTCACGTTCTTCGAGTTGCCGCTTGTAGGATTTACGAAGCGTAGGCAGCGAAATGTTCAGAGCGTTGGCAATGCGATCATTGCTCCAGCCCAGAGCCAATGCCATTTGAACTTTGCCGATTGTCTCAGCGTCAGGCACATGCTTGGGCCTTCCACGCCTTCCCGGCAACGGGCGATAATTGCCCCACAGGTCTCTGACAAAATCGTCGTCACTCATCGGAAAAATAATACCCAGATTTGCGCGAAATCGCTTCGCCGGTGAAAGACAATGCTTATGCAAGCTATTGTTTTAACTGTTATTTCCTTGGCGATGATTGATGTCTGACCGCTATCAGCAGACACAGACATACCAAAATGCAGCAAAGTCAGAAAAAAAACCTGCGCGTGAGGGGGACGCGGGTCTAGCGTTGAGACCCCTTTTTGACTTTCGACCCACCCCCCTGCCTGATGTTTCACGGGTGATGTTTCACGCCTCGTCGGGTTCGGGGGTCACAGCTCGTCGTCATCGACCTCTACAACGACATTCATTCCGCCAACCAGTCCAGCCAAGGTGAACAGCCATGTCGCGACTGTCATTCGAAGTCCGAACATGCGCGGCATCTTCACACCAATCTTGATGCTGCTGATCAGATCGTTGCCATCAATGATGATCTCATCTGATTTAGTAGATGCCATGACAATCAACCTCTAATCCCAAACGCCACGATGATGCAGGCTGGCCTGCTCTTGCTTCTGCTTTTCGCTGTCGTGATAGGCTTTGCTCAAAGCCTGAAGGTTGTTCAGATCCCAGAAGAGTTCGGCATTGCCGCGATGCTCTTGGATGTGATCGACAACAGGACTATTCGGAGCCGGATGCTTGCCAATCAGGAGGATGCCGGTTTGTTGGCAGGTGAACAGGTCACGCTTGAGAACATCCTCGCGTAGCTTCTGCCAACGAGCGGTCTTATACCACTTACGCCATGGTGCAGCTGCATCACGTTCGCGCTCGATACGTTGGCTCACGTCAGCCTCATATACATACGGAGAGAGCGCCACGAAGGGCGCTCAGTGTGATTGGTGAATTTCAGACATAGCTTACGCT